CGGCGCGGGTTGACCGGGCGATGCTCGCGAGCGCGTTTGAGCGGCTGGTTGCCGTTGCTGACGGGGGCGACCGATGACCGGCAAGCCCATTCCTTTCGCGAGCTTGAAACGCTCGTGCGGTGCGGCAATTGATCTTCTGGCGGCGCATCTCGAAAACGACCGCCTCGAAATCCACGCGGCGGCTCTCGAAGAAGTCTGCGACAGAATCGCCCGCTTCGGCGGCGCGGGGCTGATTGTCAGCGATTTGCGGGCGCTGGTTGCCGAGTTCGAAGCCGTCGCGGCGGCTGAGGCTCGCGGCCGGGAGCGCGACGCGTGGATGCAGGCACGCGGCGTCCAGGAGGGTGGAAAATGATGGACCTCGACGAAATCCGGGCGCGGCTGGGCAGTGACTTCGCGACCGCGCTGCAGGGCGTCGCACAGAGGCTTGCGGCGCACGGCGTGGACCACCGGTTCGCCGCTGACGCGATGTTGGCGGCGGCGTGCGCGGCGCTGTTGCACGGCATGGGCCATGCGGCGCTGGCGGCGCACTTGCGCGAGATAGCCGGCCGTCTTGAACGCGACGGCGGCCCGCCGGAGTTCCACTGACGCAAGCAGCTTGACACCGGGCGGACGTTCTTGTTATGTTCTCACCGTTGTCACCGGCCCCGAGCCGGGGCACGCCCTTTTCGCAACGGCGTCCGCCGGGCCTTGGGTTCGAACCTTCATCGAACAACCACGCCCGAGGTGCGCCCTGTGCAAGCAGCCCCGATTCGATTAATTTGCGACGGCCCTGAGGCGCGCCTTTTCGCGGGCGGCGAGACCGGCGAAGTCGTTGGCTATGCGTCAGTTTTTGACCTCCGCGATTCGCAAAAGTCGGCAGTTTTGCCGGGCGCGTTTCGGAAATCGCTGGCGGCTTGGCGCGACAAGGGCCGGAGCCCGCCGATGCTTTGGCAGCACGATCCAGAACAGCCGATTGGCCTTTGGACTGCGCTCGCGGAAGATCGGCGCGGGCTCAAAGTTACCGGCACGATAAACCTCGAAGTGGAGCAAGGTCGCGAAACATGGTCGCTGGTAAAACAGCGCGCAGTCACGGGTCTGTCTATCGGATTTACCGTCGTTGCTGAGGACTTCGACAAAGCAAACGACCTTCGTTTGCTCAGGGAAGTCGACCTTTGGGAAATTTCCCTTGTGACTTTTCCGGCAAACCCGGAAACGCACATCGAGCCCGTGCGGTTCGCCGATAAATCAGCATACGAACGATTTTTGCGCCAACACGGCGTCGCCAAGGCGGCGGCGCGCAAGCTGGCGGCGGGCGGATGGTCCGCCTTGGTCCAGCCCGAACCACAACCCCACAACCCGGCCCTTGCGAAGTTGCTCCGCGCTATCGACGCGGCGGCGGCGGAAACCCGCACGGGCCGTTATAGGAAAGGAAATTTTCATGACTGACAGCACCTCAATGATTCTCGACAAGTTCGAAACCTACTCGGAAGCGGTCGGCGACCGGCTTGCGCGCATCGAGGCGGCGCAAGAGCTTGCAGAGACGCGCGCGGCGCGGCGCGACGCGTTCGGCGGCGGCGCTGGCAGCGGCGGTCAGTACTTCGCCCCCGAGCATCATCGGCACACTGAGGCGTTCGAGGCGTGGCTTCGCGCTCCCGGCGACCGCCGGGCGACGACCGCGCTGATTGAGAGCGAAGCGGCGGCGCTGCCGGCCGAGAGGCGCGCGGACGCGCTGACCGGCCCGGCGGGCGGGCACCTGGTTCCGGCGCCCGTCGTGACGGACATCGCGCGCAGAATCGTGAACATTTCGCCGATTAGGTCGATTGCGCGCGTGGTTTCTGTCACGAGCACGCAGTCAAAATTTCCGATGGATCGCGCCGGGGCGGCGGGCGGCTGGGTCGGCGAAACCGGAGGCCGGACTGCGACGGCCGAGCCGGTTTTGGACCTGCGCGCACCGAGCTACGGCACGGTTTATGGGCTTGTCAGCATGACCGAAGAGCTGCTGGTGGACTCGGCGCTCGACGTTCGGCAGTGGCTGGTCGATAGCGCCAGCACCGCGATTGCGGCCAGCGAGGGCGCGGCGTTTGTGACCGGCAACGGCACGAACCGGCCGACCGGGTTTTTGAGCGGCCCGACTCCGGTCACGACCGCTGACGCGACGCGCGCAAGCGGCACGTTGCAGTACACGCCGGGCGGCGCGGCGGCGGCGATCTCTTCCGTCGATCCGCTGGTCAACTTGTTCTGGAGTTTGAAGGCGGCGCACCGGCAAAACGGCACTTGGTTAATGAATTCTCTGACCGCGGCAACGATCATGCTGTTGAAAGACAGCCAAGGCCGCAGCCTTTGGTCTCCGGCGCTGGCGGAAAGCAGTCCTTCAATGTTCATGGGGCGGCCCGTCGTAATCGCCGAAGATATGCCAGCCATTGCGGCGAATACATTCCCGGTTGCGTTCGGCGATTTCCGCGAGGGTTACCTGATCGCTGACAGTATGCCGCTGCGAATTACTGTAGACGACAACATCAGTACTCCGGGCCTGATTCGGTTCTACGTTCGGAGACGCGTCGGCGGCGTGATTTTGAACAGCGAGGCGATCAAACTGCTTCGCGTTTCCACCACCTAAGCCGAACGTGCGCAGCCGCTTCACTGCGCGCCAGCCCCGGCGGCCGCCTCACCGCCGGGCACCGGTCGCCGCCGTCCCGCGCGGCGGCGGCCACCACCCTCACCGAGACGGGCGCGTCGTTCCCCTTCCAGACGCCGCGCGCGAAGCCTCGGCGGCCTTCTCCACCGCCGGGCACCCCGCGAATCGCCGCCCCCGGACGTACGGGGCGGCGGTTCGTTCGTTCGTGTACGGACGATTTCCCGGCGCTGGCGTCGCGGACGTAGGGCGTTCGAAGCTTCGGCCGAAGGTGCGGCGGTTCGTTCGTGTGCTGACGATTCTCGAAGTGATCGCGACCGACTCGGTGGGCTTTCTCGCAACCTCAAAACAATTCGTATACGGACGATGTTTGCTCCGTACACGGACGGAGTAGCGAGCCGATGGGAGCGCTCTCCCGCCGGGCGCTGGTGCGGTAGACGCAAGGGGGGCGCGCGGGCGCACCTGATTCCCGACTGCTTGCCGATCCGATTTTGCTGGCGTGCGGCGCTTCTGCGGCCGGGCAAGCCGGCATCGGCCTCGAAGGAGGCGAGCGTTCCGCCAGAGAACAATCGCCTGCCGCGCCATCGAGGCACGGGCAAGCCGTTCCCCTGCAAAGGCGAAGCGCCGAGTCCGTGGTGACCCGGCGCGGCGTCGCGATGCGTCACAACAACTCGCGAGCACGCTTGCCGAGGCGCGCCGGGCGACGTTCTCCGACCGTTCGCGGTCTCGGGGCACGCCGGTCCTGACGGCCCGCCAAGGCCCGCCAGAAGCCCGCCAGAAGCCCGGAGACGCGCGCGGGCGAGGCTGGCAACCGGAGACCTAGGCCGGTCGCTCCGCGCTTGTCTGCGGCCCTCCTGAGGGGCGTGGCGACGGCCCTCGAAAAAATCCCGCTTGCCGAGAAGCGCGAAGCAGCGCACCCTAGGGCGGACCGACGCGGCGGTTGAAACGCCACGTCGGTCCTAGCACAACCGATCACTGGAGGATCGATCATGCCTACGGACGTCCTAAGCCCGATTCCGCCCGGCGACAAGCCCGCCGCCGCCAGTTTTCAGCCGGCCCGATCATTGGAGTGGCCGCCGCCGCACTTGCGGCTTTCCCCGCGCGAACGTGTGCAGATACTCGGCCGAATTTTAAGGCTCGCGCTGCAGGGGCACGCTGGCGACAACCTCGACCACCGCGAGGCCGATCTGGTTGCGATGGCGACGCTTGCGGCGGACCTTTTGGACGCAATCGAGTGCCTTGGCCGTGACGACGAACCTGCCGCTAGCGCGCGGTGAGCCGTGGCCCCGCCCGCCGAGGCGGTCTGCTTCGGCGGGTTTTTCCGCGCGGTGGAGCGTGCGCACCGGCGGAAACCATCGTGCTCAATCCATGTGGGGGATATCGTGGGGGATGCGATTTTTAGATTTCCTTTTATTTCATAGGGTTAACTAACATAAATGGCGGAGACGGAGGCCGCCGGGCGCTGTTCCGTGGGGTTCCATGGTTTTCCACTAGCGATTGATTGGAAACGGCTTTTCCCTTCTTGACCGTCCACCGAGTTCCATCTTATTCCCTGTCAATCCCTGTCAATCTGGGGGATAAAACGGGGGATGCAATCCAATGGCAGAGAGAGGTTTCCGCAAGCCCGGCAAGGCGCTGACGGCGAGGTTCGTCGAAACCATCGCCACCCCAGGGAAGTACTTCGACGGGCAAGGGCTGATCCTGCTCGTTCGTGCGAACGGCGCTCGCCAGTGGGTGCAACGGATCACCATTCGCGGCAAGCGGTGCGAGTTGGGCTTGGGAAGCCCGCCCGCCGTGTCGCTGGCGACGGCGCGCAAGCTGGCGCTCGAGAACCGGGGCAAGGCGATGATGGGGGGCGATCCGCTGCAAGAGCGCCGGGAAGCCCGCTCCGGGCTGACGTTCGACGCGGCGGTGGATCATTACCTCGCCTCGAAACTCGACGGGTTCCGAAACGAAAAGCACAAGGCGCAATGGCGCTCGACGCTCGACACCTATGCCCGCCCGGTGATGGGCGCAAAGCTGGTTCGGGATATCCGCGTGCAAGACGTGCTGAGGGTCGTCGAGCCGATCTGGAGCGACAAGACGGAAACCGCCTCGCGGGTGCGCGGGCGCATCGAGTCGGTGCTTTCATGGGCGACGGTGGCCGGGCATCGCGCGGGCGACAACCCGGCACGGTGGAAGGGCAACCTCGCGGAGCTGGTCGCCAAGCCCGGCAAGGCGGCACGGGGCGACAATCAGCCCGCCGTGTCGCTGCCGGACGCGGCGCGGTGGTGGCGCGATCTTCAAGCCCGGGAGGGTATCGCAACGCTGGCGCTGCAATTCCTGACGCTGACGGCGGCGCGATCCGGCGAGGTGCGCGGGGCGACGTGGAGCGAGGTGACGATGCCCGATAATGAGGCGGCCGGGGGGCTTTGGGTCATCCCCGCCGCGCGCATGAAAATGAGCCGGGAGCATCGCGTGCCGTTGTCGGCTGAGGCGGTGGCGATCCTGAGGGCCGTGCCGCGCATTGGTGACACGCATTTCGTGTTCCCGGCGGTGCGGGGCGGGCAACTCTCCGACATGGCGTTGTCGGCCGTCATGAGGCGCATACACGCGGCCGACGTCGCGGCCGGGCGACAAGGCTACCTTGATCCACAATCGAAGCGGGCGGCCGTGCCGCATGGTCTCCGCTCGACATTCAGGCAGTGGACGGCTGAGCGAGGCTATCCCCGCGACATGAGCGAATTGGCGTTGGCGCATCTCGTCGGGAGCGAAGTCGAGCGCGCCTATCAAAGAAGCGACATGCTCGAGCGCCGCCGTGCCATGATGGCGGCTTGGGCGGCGTTCCTCGCCGGGCGAGAGGGTGGCGAGAATGTCGTGCTGCTCGAGGCGGTGCGATAGCGTGCGGCGGCTCGATGAAACCGATCTTGCGAAAGCCGGGTGGCCACTGAGCCCGTGGTTCAAGAGCCTTTGCGAGCGATCCGAATGGACGTTCGACGTCGATACCGGCTGGCGGGTTCCGCTCCCGCTCGCCATCGGCGAGACGCTCCGAACGGCGCTGCTCGAGTTCAATCCCGCGCCGGACGTTATCGAGACGCACGCGGCGCGCATCTACCTTGCCACGCATCAAGGCCGCCTCGACGAGCACGCGCATAATCGCCCCGCGACGAAAGCGACGTCGGATCGCCAGATTGAGCGGCTGCATGATCTGTGCGGGCGGCTGGCGCAACACCTCGAGGCCATGAACCGCCCGGCAATCGACTCGTTGCGGCGAGAGGGACTCGACGGCGCGGCGCTGGCTGAGTTGGCTTGCCTTGTCCAAGAGCGTTGCCAGCACGCGTTCGGGGGCTACGACGACGAGCGATCTACCGGCCGCCCGCCCGCCGTCGAGGCGCAAGAGACGACGGCGGCCGTTGCCGACGCGTTTCAGCGGATCGCCGGCAAGAGGCCGACATACACCACCGATCCCCACACGGGCGAACGCCGGGGCTTGTGGCCGGATACGGTGCGCGCGGTGTTCAGGGTGCTGCACATCCCCGCGAGCGTCGAGTCGCAAGTGAAAGCCTATGCGGACGCGCACCCGCCCGGGGGCGAGCAAGGGAGAAAAGCCCCGCTCGAATAGCCGATAATCTCCTTTCGAAAGCCCGCTCGCGTTTCGCCAGTGTCCCGGAAGCGCCGCTGCAGTCCCGCTGCGGCCATGTGGAAAGGACACAAGCCAATGGACCGCGTATTGCGCCGCCCCGAGGTGGAGCGAATCACCGGGCTCGCCAGATCGACGCTCTACAGCTGGATTACGCGGGGGTGCTTCCCGAGGCCCGTGCGGTTAGGCGAGCGGCTCGTCGGCTGGCGCGAAAGCGATCTGCGCGACTGGCTCGCGGCTCGCGCACCGAAGGTGAGCGAATGACTCGGGTGCACCTTCACAAGCTGGCGCGCAAGGGCGGAGAGCCACCCGCCGAACGCAGAACCGCCGCCCCGGCTGGCACCGGGAGCGGCGGCATTCAAAGCTCTGCGAGAAGTGTTGTACATGCCGCGCGCTTGCCGGTCAATCGCCGCCGCTGGCGAGTTGATCCGTCGCACCTCGTCGTCGAGGTGTTCCGATGAACCGGCCGGAATATATCGCCGGTCTGGCGCTGGCGCGGCTGATCGAGGCGGCGATGCCGAACCGGGAAAGCATCGCGCTGCAACGTCGGCTGCGCGTCTCGTCGCTCACTGTCGAGGCGAGGTGCTCGTTCGTCGCCGTGCTTCGGTGCTCCGCCGACGGTGACGAGTTCGCCGTGCGCCCCGCCGGGCAACTGTGCGCCGTCATCGGCGTGCATCGCTTTCACGACGAGAGGCTGTTCGACGCGCTGGCGTGGCCGCTGGAAGCGCCCGATCAGCCCCGGCGGTATCTGGGGCGTGCGCCGCTCCTCGGCGCTGTATGGCCGCCCCAGGGGCATCCGCTCCGGGTTCATGAACATCCTGAGGCATGGCTTGCCGCCGGGTGCGATGGCACCGTGCCGTTCGACGGGCGCGGGCTACAACTGATCGCCGCACACGACGGCCCGCTCGTTGCGGCCGACGTCCAGCACGGCAGATGGCTGCGGGAGGCGCTCAGACCGCACGGGCGCGGTGGTGACGTGCACGTTCCCCGGGCGGCGCTCGAGGTGGCGGCATGAAGGGCGAGTTCGTTCCGCTCGAAGATGCAGAGCGCGCCGTCGAGGCTGGCGAACGGATTGCGGCGCTCGAAGCGCGGTTCGCCCCCATCGGGGCCGGATCGCAGCCGGTGCTCGGCTCGCACTGGCTAATCAAGGGCCTGCTACCGGCCGACGCGATGGCGACACTCATCGGCCGACCGGGGTGCAAGAAGTCGTTTCTGGCGCTCGACATGGCGATGCACGTTGCGTTCGGCAGCCCGTGGCGAGGCCGCAAGGTCTTGCACCGAAGCGTCCTTTACGTCGGCTCGGAAAGCGGCACGGCGGGCGCAAACCGGGTGCACGCATGGCTGCAGCACCACGGCAGAGAATGGCCGGATCGCTTCCTGCTTTCGCCGGTGTCGCTAGACCTGAGCACGTCTGCGGCGGATGCCCGGGCGCTGGTTGATTTTACGCGGGCAAGGCTGCCCGATTGCGGGCTTGTCGTGTTCGACACGCTGGCGCGCAACCTCAGGGGCGACGAAAACTCGGGGGCAGACATGGGGCGGCTACTCGGCAACGTCGAGATGATCCGGCAATCATTGGGATGCACGGTGGCACTCGTCCACCACGTGGGCAAAGACGACGCGAGAGGCGCACGCGGGCACTCTAGCCTACTCGGAGCCGTGTCGTGCGAGATACGCGTCGAAAGCCCGCCGGGCGAGTTGGCGGGCACCATGCGCGTCTCGAAGCAACGCGACGGCGCGGACGGTTTGACCTTCGCGTTCGAGGCGAAGCGCGTGCTGCTCGGTCACGACGACGACGGCGACGAAGTCGCGTCGCTGGTGGCAGTTCCCGGCGAGGCGAGCGCCGATCCGTTCCTCGGCGTCTCGTTCGCCGATCTCGTCCGGGTGCAATCGCTGGTCAGCGAGGGCAACTCCGGCGAGGGCTGGCGCTCCGATCCGCAGTCTCCGGCTTGGGCGGGGCTGGCGATTGCCGACGTGTTGGGACTCGACGCGGCGATTTTGGAGAACCGCAAGCGGTGCAAGAGCATCCTCGATCGGTGGCTCGCCGAGGGTCTGTTTCGGCTGGTCAACCGGCCCGACCGCAAGAGCCGCTGGCGGGCGTTCGTCGAGGTAGGACGCATCCCGGCTGACGACGAGTCTCCACCCGGGACGGTGGAGACTTGAACGTGGAGACGTGGAGACTCCGGCTTTCTCCACCACCCCCCCCTATAAGGGGGGGGGTGGGTGGAGAACCGCCCGGGCCCAAGTGGGGGGTGGAGAGCCTTGCCCGATGGGTGCGCAGATCGCCCGCCAGCGACCGCCGCAAGCCGTCCAGCGTAGGGGGGGGGCTCGAATCTTGGCGGCGATTGCTTGGGAGGCGGGGCGTGAACGCAAAAACTATAAACGGCCTCTTTTCCTATTTAGAGGATGAAATTCTCCTCAAATGACAACAACCAGCTTAGGAGACCGATCTATGAATGGCCAAAATCTGCCGTTTTCCGAGTTGAAACGGCTCGCAGAACTTGCGTCCGATGACTTGGCGGCGCTCACCGGCTGCGATCCGGCGCGGGTTGACCGGGCGATGCTCGCGAGCGCGTTTGAGCGGCTGGTTGCCGTTGCTGACGGGGGCGACCGATGACCGGCAAGCCCATTCCTTTCGCGAGCTTGAAACGCTCGTGCGGTGCGGCAATTGATCTTCTGGC